CGTTGACGGTAACGGCGCTCGCCATGGTTAGCCTCCCCTCTGCCCGAGCCTACGCCCAGCGTTTAACGCACGCGGGAGGGTAGCGTTCGTTCGCAAGTGGTCGCGCACGAAGTAGTCGAAGCTCTTGTGCTTGTACACGACTTGCACCGCGTGCCCGCCGCTCCCGCTGCCCATACCGGCGTTCGCTGCGCGGATGGTGTCGTCGCCGAGCAGGCTGCGCCCCATCGGGTTGAGCACGGCCTCACCGCGTCGAACGATAGCCGTCTGCTCGTCAGGCTGGCCGATGAGCCCGCCTTTGTGGAACTTGGGCTCGGTGCTCTGCACCGTCGCAAGCTGGACGGCGCCGGCTGCGGCTGCACCCGCTGCGGCTAGCGCGTTGAACGGAGGAGGCGCGGATGCCAGAGCCTGCGCGACAGCTGCCGCCGTGTTGACGACGACCTGTGCGATCTGGAGCGCCTTGTTTACCTCGAACGCCTTACGCGCTGCTTCCTTCGCGTCCTCGACGCGCTCCTTGGCCTGCCGGCGCTCTTCCTCGGTCGCGTCCTTCCCGAGGCGCTTACGGGCTGCGATAGCCTCCTCGACCTTGCTGTTTGCCTGCTCGGTGAAGAAGTCGCTCACCTGCTGGAGGTTGCCGTACAGGTCGTTGGCGTAGCTCTGCACACCCGAGAAGAAGGACGCCACGTCCTCGACGTTGAACGTCTCCTCCTGCGCCTCCTTGATCTGCTCAAGCTTCGCCCGGTAGTCCTCGAAGGTGATCGTGCCGTTACGCATCGCCTGCGTGACCTGTTCGGTCAGCGAGGCGAACTGCTCTTGACGCGTGGGGACCTCTGGCGGGATGAGCGCCTCAAACGCGCTTTGTAGCTCCTTCGCCGCGTCAGCCTGACGCTTCAGGTAGGCATCTATCTCCTGATCGTCGAGCGCCTCGAGCTGGCGATCGAGGACACCAATAGCTGCTGTGATCGTGCCGAAGGCCTCTGGGTGCTTCTCGAGCTCGGCGCGTAGCTCACGCTGCTGCGCGAAGATGCGCCCGGTCTGGTCGAGCTGCGAGTCGATGATGCTGCGCGCCTTCGAGAGCACCACGTCGAGCTCGCGCTGCTGTGCTGCCTCGACGGCCAGAGCCTCAGCATGCGCGCGCGCGGCTGCTGCTGACGCATCCTTCGCCGCTGCACGGCGCTTGTCGTTGCGGGCTACCTGGTCGATAGCCTCGGCCTCCAAGCGCATGAACTCGATGCTGTCCTCGGTCGTTGCGTTGACCTCGACCAGACGCGCACGGCGCTGTGCCTGCGCGGCCGTGATGGCTTCGATCTCGGGCCCCAGCTGCGCCAGCTTCGCGCGCTCCTCGTCGGTCGCCTTCCCTAAGAGGATGTGATTCGCGATAGCCGTCTGCTCTGCCTGACGCAGCGCGAGGATGGCGTCAGCGCGTGCGATCTGCTCCTGCGTCGCGGCCGTCGTCGCCGCGGCTTCCTCGCGTAGCGCCTCGCCTCGCTTCCTAGCGGTCTGCGCCGCCATCGTTTCGAGGCCGGTGGAGATCCGGATGTAGTCGTTGACGCCGGAGAGGCTAGACGAAAACTTCGCGTTTGCCTCGTCCGCTGCCTTCGTCGCCGCCTCGTACTTCTCCAGAGCGACGGCCGTCTGCTCTGCGCGTCGCTGCTCCTCGAGAATGAGCTCCCCGATGGGGGCGAGCCCCGCAGCGAAGAGCGCGAGCGTAGCCGTCAAGGGAAGCAGGACCGCCCCGAAGCCCTCGAACGCCAGCGCGCCCACCTCGCCCACGTCCGCGAGGTCGGCCACGTTGCGTGCACTGTCGCCGAGCGCCGGCCCCAGCATCGACAGGGCGCCCGCCAGCTTGCCCGCAGACGAGCCTACGGTCCCGAACCGGTCTCCCACCTTGCCCACGTCCGCAGCCGCCTCACGCGCGCTCTCAGAGGCGCTAGCCATCGCCCGCTTGCTGGCATCGGCTGCAGCCTTCGCCGCTCGCTCGCTCGCGCGGATGCTCTTGTTGAGCTCCGCGGTCATGAGCCTCGCCTGCTCTGCGGTCAGCCCGGGGATGCTCTCCAGCTGCTGACGCAGCCCCGAGAGGTTGGCATCGACTGAAAGCTCAACGGTAGCCATGGGTTCTCCCTACGCCGCCACGCGGCGCGCTGCGGCCTGTAGTGCCTTGTCGATCTCTGCGAGGCGCTGCTTCACGAGGCGCTTGCCGTAGTCGAGCACGACGATCTTCCAGACGTTCTTCCCGTCGTGTGGGCGCTTGCTCTCGACGTTGATCTTGAACACGCCGACTGGGCGCCGGGTGCGCGTGTACCGCTCAACCGTGTAGCCCTCGGGGATGGTCCCCGTGTTGCGGTACTGCTGCATGATGGTGGCGAACTCCTCGCCATCCACGCGACGCCCGAGGCGAGAGAACGGACCAGGACGGTGCACGTAGTACGTCGCCTTCGTGTTCGAGAACACGATGCCCCTCAAGTGCGTCGGCGTGATCCGCATCTCGTAGTCGATGCCCTCGCCCGTCTTGCCCGTGCGGCGCGTGACGTTCTGATACCACTCGCCGCGAGCGTAGTCGGTCACGTCCGACGCGATGCTCTCGACCTCGCGTTTGATTTCGGCGTAGGTCGTGGAGATCATGCGGTCGAGCGCCGCCTCGAGCTCGGGCCCGATGGACGTGGACGCTCGACCTACCGTGATCCGCTTACCCGCCACCTATCCCCCAGAAGGCTCGCGCCTCGGGGGACATACTATCACCTTCGCGCGGCTTCCCGCGTTGAGGCTTCGGTGGCGCCGTGTGCTTGACGCGCCACCACGCGAGGACGCGCTCCTGCTGGTCGCGTGTCCACCCATAGAACGCGTCGGGGTCGCCGCAGAACGTGAGCCCCAACTCAAGGGCTACGGCGTCGATGGCTCCGTCTGCGGATCGGTAAAACCCTCGAGCGTCGCGACCTCGTCCTCTCGCGGCACATCAACGATCAACGAAAGCGCATGCTGCGCGGCTGCGTAGATCTCGGCCTCTTCCACTCCGAGATCCACCAGCTCGTCGAGCGTGTCAGCCCCCACGTCGAGGGCGTGCCCCCGCTTCCACTTCGTGCGCAGAGGCTTACCGCCCCAGCATGCGTTTAGAGCTGCACACAGCCCGAGTAGCGGGCTCTGACCGATGGCCATCCTGCACTCGGTGCGCGTGGCGAAAGACGTAGGCTTCTTGAGCTCCACGAGATGCTTTCCGATCTTGACTTCCATCCTTCCTCCTTCAGACGTGAAACGCCCCCCGCACCATGTAGCACGGAGGGCGCGTCAACCTGTAAGCGATGCTTACGGGTTCGGTCAGACGGCCGTGATCGTTCCGTACACGACGAAGTTGATCGTGTAGGAGGTGGGGTCTCCCTCCGCCACATCCACGCCGGTAACGTGAACGTCATTGAGGGTAAGGACGTGATCCCCGCTGTCCCCAAAGTTGGACCCCTCACAGGTCCAAACGAGCTTGTAGGTCTTGACATCGCTGGCGCTGCCGAGCGTGGACACCATCGAGGCGAAGTATCCACTGATCGTCGCGACATCGTAAAGCGTGCCGCCGGTAGCGTCAGTCAGGTCCGTAAAATGCGCCGAGAAGGATCCACTTGGGAACGAACGAGCAGTGTTTCGGAGGCTCCCGAACTCCCCGCGGTCGAGGTAGGTCGTCGTCTCGCGGAGCGTACCGAGACCTGAGATCGAGAAGTCCCCGCTCTCATACTGCACGGTCATAGACAGCGGCGTGGGAGTAGTGGCATCGCTGAAAGTCAGCGTGCCGTCCCGGTAGTTCTTCACGACACTCGAGATAGCCATGTGGACCCCCTATTGAAGTGGAAGTGTGTGGACGATGCGGAACGTTATCACACCTACGACCCATTCGCCGAGTACCGACGTTTCGCGCGTGGTGCTGATGACCTGCACTTTGTAGGACTGCGGCCACGTCGGGTCGAAAACCATCAACTTGTTGATGACGCTCTGCTCTCCATCGAGGGCATCGTCATAGCTGTCGCTCATGCCCTTCGGCGCGAGGCGCCAGGAGTAGCGCACCTCGAGCGTAGTCTCCACGAGGAGGCCCTCGGCCGGGCGCCCGCGGTAGGCGCGCAGGTCATCGGTCGAAGTGGGATGAACGGCGAACGCTTTGTGGGCGATGCTGTCCGCGTCACGCCCGAAGTTGTCGGGAGCCACGCGCGACTCCTTCCAGCCCGTGAGCGTAAGGATCCGTGCGGTCACGTCCTCGCGCAGCTGCCGTACCGTCTTGCTCGCCATCAGTACCAGCCACCGAAGGTCGGATAGCCGCCGCGCCCATTGAGCCACACCGTCGAGGTGCCGCTCTTCTTCGTGTTCGGGTTGACCTTGTTCTCGTCGCTCTCGTCGTAGTTAAACCGGAGCTGCCCCCACGCCTCGGTGTAGGCGCGGCCGTAGTGCTCGGCGAGGGCCTGCCAGCGACCGCCCTCCCCAGCCGATGTCTGAAAATCAAGGAAAATGAGCTGGAGGCAGAGGGACAGGTGCGCGTCACGCAGCGCGCTCGGCTGGATGATGAGGTACGGCCGGCGTCCCTGCGCCGTGATCCGGTTCGTGAGCGTGCCCCACGCTTCGTCCAGGTAGGACTGATACGACGTCGTGCCAGTCGCGAGCAGCGCCGGGAGGTCGGAGTGGCGCTGGAACAGGTCCGCGTCGGTGATGACCGGGTAGAGCGTTCGACGGACGAGGGCGCCGTCATTGCGGAACACGTTCTGCATCGTCGGGCTCATTTGGAGTGTCCACTCCAGAAGCCAGCCCTCTTCCAGCGCAAGCGAGCTGGTCACCGTGCCGATAAGCGCGTAGGTCGCCACGCTGCCCGTGATGGTCACGGCCGCGGCGTTGACCACGACCGTCCCATCCGCACGGTAGACCGTGAGCGTGCCGGAGAGAGGAGCGACAAGCGCACCCGCACGGTAGACGGGACAGGTGAGATCCTGATTACGCCCACGCTCGATCGTCTCGCCGGAGCGAAACCGTGCCGTGTAGAGCGTCTCGCTGATGCTCATCGTGTCCCCCTGCCGTTACTTATCGCGTTCGCGCCGGTCTGCCTTCTGCGCTTGCTGGCGCGCAACCTGCTCGGCGCGCTGCGCCGGCATGCCGCCCTCGATCAGTCGGCGCGTCATGGCTTCCTTCGCTGCTGCGATGTCCTTACGCTCCCCGCTCATGCCTTCGCCTTCGTGCTCTTGACGGGAGTATACATGCGCTCACGTGCGGCGCGCATGTCATCGAGGCGCTTGCTCTCGACAGGGAGCGCGAGCGCACTGCCAGGGTGCGTCGGCGCGCGGGTCTGGTGCTCGCTCACCACGCGCTCCTGACGCTCGATGATCACGCCGATGAAGTCGGGGTCGGGGATCTTGATCACGCCGTCCGCGACGAGACGACGGCAGAAGGCACGGTAGCCCTCGTGGTCTACGGTCATGCGCGTCTGACCCGCCACGAGCTTCGGCTTCTCCCACTTCGAGAGGAACACGGGACCGTTCGCGCCGGCGTACTGGATGCAGTAGCCGCCGGGCTCCACCTCCCACGGGATGATGGTGACTCCCTTCTTGTTGAGATGGACCTCAGCGAGCGCAGTGTCGCCGTTCTTGTCCACGCGGTTCAGACCGGGGATCGCGACCATCTGTCCGAGGTCGGGGAGCCACTCGCCGTCCACGCACTGCCAGTGCGCCGGATGATGCGTGTACCACCACGCCGCGTTGGTCGGCAGGTTGAGCAGGGTCGCCATTCCCTGCGGACGAGACGCGGGTTGCGCCGAGAAGTTTCCGCCGTCTGCCGTTCCGAAGTTCGCTGCCATCTGTTTTCTCCTTACGCACGAAGGCGTGCCCGTACCATAAGCACGGACACGCCTTGGCGCTAGGCAGAGCCTAGCAGACCATCACAGGTCGGACAGGATGCCGACGCCCTTGAGGTCCTGCAGCTCGGCGACGCCGAGGAAGGCGGAGCCCACCACTCGCACGAGGCCGGAGGCGGCGTCCCTCTCGAGTTCGACCGCCACGGGGGCGCCGGCCGGGATGATGACGCCGCCAGCCGCCGCGATGGGCGCCGGGGTGCCGAGGGCGTAGGCGATGGCGCCGTTGCCGAGCATCATCCCCCGGTAGTCCACGCCGCCTACAGACGGCACATACGAGGACAGGTGGACGTTGACGCCGAACAGCTTTCCACGATAGCTCGTGCCCAGCGCGTTTGTCTGCTCCTGGTTCGCCGCGATGTACTGCGCCGGACCAGTCTCCGCGCGGAGGCTGCTCATGAGGTCGTTGAACTGCTGCGGGTGGAGGATCACGTCGTACTCGCCCATCACGCTCTGGAGCTGAAGCGCGAAGATGGCGGAGTAGAAGGTATCCGTGGTGAGGTCAACGCCGGTCGAGCCAACCTGCGTCGAGAAGCCCGAGGACAGCGCGCACGCGAGCTGGTTGAAGCGCCCCTCGAACGCCGTAACCATCGAACCCGCGAGGCCCTCAACGTCCACGCCACCGGGCACGGAGTTCGTGATGCGGGCGAGGTCCGTGAGGTCGTAGCGCAGCGCCTGACGAGCCACGACGACCGTCGCAGCCGAGTTCGTGATCGAGGTGTTGCTGACGCTCACACCGTCGCCGGGGGCGCTCATGATGTCGGTACCGTTGAGGCCGACCACGGGCACCTGGATGGAGTCGGAGCCAGTGCCGTTCACGCTGCCCACGTTGAGGAAGCAGGGCGCGTTGCGAAGGCTGCCGGTGTCGGCGAGCTTCATCACGATCGACTGGTAGAGGACCGCGGCGACGCGGGAGTAGCCGTCGAGAGCGGCAAAATCGATGTTGGCCATAGTGGCCTCCTAAAGAGGTTCGAGGTTGCCGCGCCTGTCGCTTTTTACGGGAGCTTGCCCCGAGCGCGTGGGGAGTGTCCCCACGGCTAGGGTATGCCTACGCGTGACAGAATGTCAAGGGGCCGAGAACGCTGCCTTGATCGCTGCTGCGTTCGCCTTGAACTCTGCGGGCGTCATACGCATGATCGCCTCGGGCGTCCACGCCGTGGTTGCCGGCGGCGTCTGCGTGACCGTGCCGGCGTTGACCTTCGGCATCGCCGTCGTGACGGGAGCCGTCGGGGCAGCGGATGCGGCGGGAGCGGCCTCCGCGAGGTAGGCGCGAACCGCCTTGGGGAGGCCGTCCTTATTGCCGAGCCACTCCGCGAGGGGAGGGCGCCCCTCCTGCGGGAGGCGGGAGTAAAACGTCTGCACGACGTCAATCCCCTCGGCGTCGGTGATGCCAGCCGCGGCGATCTCGCGCTCGGTGCGGAGCGCCTCACGCTCGGCCTTGCTCGCTGCCTTGACCTCCTCGATCTGCGCCCGGTACTTCTCGGCGTTCTCGGCGAGCGGCGCCAGCTCGGCCACGCGCCCCTCGAGCTCCTTCACGCGAGCGACGAGTTGCCGGATGCGAGCACCCGCTCCGTTGTCGCTGGCCTCTGCCGTGGTCGTGGTCGTGGTCATGGTTCCTTCCTCGGTCATGCTTCCTCCTCGCGTGCGGATTGCACGCGCTCCCAGACTGCTAGTTGACGCTTCGCCCATGCACGGCCGGGGGCGCCACCCCAGAGATCCCACGCGATGCGACCGGCGCTCGGATACTGCGGGTGCCCTGGTCGAGCGGCCGGCGCCTCGAGGTCAACCTCGTGACGATCGAAGTACGCGACCATCCGCTTGATCGTCTCGATGCTCACGACCTCGCGGCCGGCAAGCTGCGACGCACGACGCGCACCGACGAGCGTCCCGCCTCGGCCGTACTTGCGCCGGTTCTCGAGCCCCCGCTTCGCGACGGCTGCAACCTCGACGGGCGCTCGGAGCTCGAAGCCCATAGCGCGCTCGTCGCGCAAGAAGCGCCGGTACACCTCGGGGTGTTCACGCTTCAGATAGTCGCGCTGCCTCTCGCTAATGAACGGCATCAGGTAGTCGCCTCGTCCTCTTCCATGTCGTCGTGGATCTCGACCTGAGCCTCGACCTTCGGGCCGAGCCCGAGGTAGCCGCGGGCCTCGCGGAGGCTCTCGATGACCGCCGCCACGACAGCGGCGTTCGCCTCGTCCAGGTCGAGAGCGGCGAGGGCCTCCTCGGCCGCGTCAAGTTCCTCGGCGACTTCGTCCATCGCCTCCGCGTGAGCAGGGGATACATCGGGTGCGGCCGTCGCCGGCCGTCCTCCTGTTTCTCCTTCTTCAACGGCCGGCGGCGCGCTCTCCATCATGCGCGCCTCTGCCGCCTTCGCGAGCGTGATCTGCTCGAGGCGCGCGACGGCGTCCTCGTGGGTCATGCTGCCGAACAGCCGGAGCGCCTCGACCTTGTCCATAAGGCCGGCCTCCATCATCTCGAGCGCGTGGGTGCGCCGGCTCTGCATCTCCTCGGGCGAGAGCGGGATCTCGCGGTACATGACCGAGTACCCGCCCTCGGGGAACTGCGACCCCGTCGCCCGGTTGAAGAGCGCCGCCGAGATCGCGACGAGGCGCTCGTCCGCATCGCGGAACTGCATGACGTACTTGCGCTGCGCCGTGCGCTTGCCATCTTGAGACAGCGAGATCGCGTAGCCGCTCTTTGCGCTGCCGCTCGTGCGCTGAAGTTCTGTCGGAGCGAGCCCCGCCGCAGTGGCGAGGCGATGTGCGATCGCCGCGATCGTGGCCTCGATCTTCTCCACATCAGCGCCGGCCTGGAAC